ATGCAAGGAGTAGTAGACAACGCAAAGGGTGATGCACCTAGAGCCAAAGCAAGTTTAAAACGATGGGGATGCTAATGAAAAACGGACTTTATTCCAATATTCACCAAAAAAGAGAACGAATAGCAAAAGGTTCTGGCGAAAAGATGAACAAGGTAGGCTCAAAGGATGCACCTACTGCTAAAGACTTTAAAGAGTCAGCTAAAACTGCTAGACGAACAACAATTGAAGATGCTTACGATAGGCTCATGAAATGAAACACATGACGAGAGAATATAAGAAAGAGGATGCTTTACTAAGGCCAAATAAAGAATCTACGCTTGAGAAGAAACAAAAAGAAAAAATCATGCGTAAAGAAAAGATAACAAAAGCATTTAATAAGATAGTAAAAGACCCATTCTGATGGCTGAGAACGAAACCCTTGCCGAATTGTTGCGTAGGAGAGGCGAGCAACTTATTAACTTGCCTACTGAGGCTACTAGGTTTTTAACTGATCCACAAGCATTTGCTAAGTTGTTAGGAATTGATCCTAATCAACGATTAAGTGGGTTTAGTTCAGGATTTTCAGGAGTGCCACAAAAACCTCCTAGTGACATTGGGGTAGTTGATCCACGCAACAGAGAATACTCAAAAGGTTATGAATCTGGCGAACAAGCTAGTGTAATGACTGGATTAGCATTACCATTAGCACCTTTAGCAAAACCAGTAGGCAAAGCCCTAGGTAAACAAGCGTATCAAATGACTGAAGATATGTTGGCTAAACAAGGTTTAATGCCTAGTATTGTGCCTAGACAATCTCAATTTGTGCCTAATGTTGAAGCTGGTCAAGAAATGATAGTTAAACATAACTTAACTCCTGAAAAGTTAATGGCTGCTGATCGACTAGGTGCTATGCCTGTACCATCTTTAGGTATAACTAAAACAAAATATGACGATCCATTAAGTGCATTTGGTGATATTACTCTTGTTGGTGGTAAAGAAATGGCAATACCATCAAGAGCCAATCCTGTTTACTCTGCTGATGCTTACACAGTACGCAGACCTGACATATACACAAAAACAGATGAAAAAGCTAATAAGTTTTTACGAGCAAAACTATCAGAACCTTATGGTGCATTAGCAAAAGAATCAGATGTAATAGGTGAGATAAGTGGTACTTTGCAAAACTTAGACCGAAATTTAGAAAATTCTACACTTTTAAAAACAAAATATTTAGAAAGTCAGGGATTATTACCTAATCCAACTGATTTTAAAACTGCTAGAGAATTTCGTATGGCAGTAAGAAATCAATTTGACCAATTACCACAAGAAGAATTAACAAAGTTTTACGATTGGCAACCTGATTACATTGCACAATTACGAGATGAAGCAACACAAGCTGGAGGAACAATCACAGACCAGTTATTTAGAGGTCGATCACCAACAGGTAAAGAATTATACAAACCAGCTACTGTTGAAAACATTGTTAAAGAGATGGCAAACAAAAAGCCTGGCGATGAGGGTAATTTTTACACAGCAGGAAGTTTGCGTGGCAAGTTAGTGCCAAAATTAAAAAATGAACGAGATATTCAAAAAAGTAGAGATAAAATCATCTCAAACTCTGCATTTGAAGCATTTAAAGATGACATATCGAATACACACAACAAATTAAATTCTGAATTAAATCGTTTCTTAGTTGAAAACAAGAGTGGAGTTGATGCAAATGCTTTGCTAGAAGAAATAGCAATGGGTACTACTAATAAATACGAATACAGTAGAGAATTGGCTAAAAAAGTACCTCAAGACCTTAAAGATAGAATTGCAGCATACGCTAAAGAGTTAAAAGAAGCACCTACAGGTTACTTTGAGATTAAACCTAAACGAGCAATAGGTATTGGTGAATTTAAAGGTGCTATCGTTCCATCTGATGTATCACCTAAAACTATGTCAATCCTTGAAAAGAATGGTATTAAAGAGATTTACAAGTATTCCAATATAGACGAACGCAAATCATTGATACAGAAATTTGGTAAAGAGATGTTTGCTGGTGTACCTATTATAGGATTAAGTCGTAAAGAACAGTTAGAAGAACAATTCAACAACATTAAAAAATAGTGTTAAAATAAAACCATTATAAATCAACTACTTGAGAATATATGGATAAAAAACTGACGAAAACTGACGATGTAAGGTTAAAAAATCTTAGTAGAGCAGGCAGACCAGCAGGAATACCTAATAGAAGCACTACGCTTGCACGAGAAGCGATTGCTGGATTTGTTGATGCTAATGCTCACAAAATGCAAGAGTGGCTAGAAAAGGTCGCTAATGGTGTCCAAACAGATGATGGTAAATGGGTAGTACCTCCATCACCTGATAAAGCGTTTACTATGCTACAACAAGTCATGGAGTATCACCTACCTAAACTTGCTAGACAAGAAGTAGTAGGAGACGAGGCAAAGCCAATCCACTATAGGTTTTCATGGAAGAAGTAACTTTATTGCATGGAGATTGTTTAGAAGTAATGAAGTCTATCGGTAATAAATCTATAGATGCAATTATTTGTGATTTACCTTACGGAACTACTGCGTGTAAATGGGATAGCATAATACCATTTGAACCATTATGGGAACAATATAAACGCATCATTAAAGACAATGGTGCGATAGTTTTATTTGGACAAGAGCCATTTAGTTCATTACTTAGAATGTCTAATATTGGCGAATATAAATACGATTGGATATGGAACAAGGTTAAGCCTGGAACTTTTGCTACAGCTAAATACCAGCCATTGCGTCAGCATGAATTGATTAGCGTGTTTTATAAAAATTTTGGGGCATATAATCCACAAATGACAGAGCGAGATAAACCCAAAACATCTAAGCGTTATGGAAATAGTGATTCTGCAAGTCTAAAATACAATGATGGATTAAATAGAACATATACACAGTTATACCCAAAAACCATATTAAAATATTCTAATGCCACACAAAAAGGCAAGGTTCATTCAACGCAAAAACCTGTAGATTTGATTGAATACCTTGTAAAAACTTATACAAATGAAGGCGATACAGTATTAGATAATTGTATGGGTTCAGGTACAACTGGTATAGCTTGTAAAAATTTAGGAAGAACATTTATAGGTATTGAGCAAGACGCTAATTATTTTGAAATAGCTAAAACTCGCATATATGAATGATACAGTTGTGGACATAGAACTAGATTACAGTCCTAGAACTGTATTTGAGGGATTTCACAATAGAACAGAGAGATGGGCAGTTATAGTCGCACATAGAAGATGTGGAAAGACTGTGGCTGTACTCAATGACACAATCTATAGGGCATTAACAGAGAACAAAGAGAATGGTCAGTATGGGTACATTGCACCTTACTACTCACAAGCTAAGTCTATTGCTTGGTCATACTTATTACGCTTTAGTGAGCCTGTACGCAAGACTGCTAATCAATCTGAATTATGGGTAGAGTTAATCAATGGCTCAAAGATACGACTATTTGGTGGTGACAATCCAGACGCATTAAGGGGAAATTACCTAGATGGGGTAGTTTTAGATGAGATGGCAGACATGAAACCCAATCTTTGGGGTCAAATTGTTAGGCCGTTACTTTCTGACAGATTGGGCTGGGCTACCTTTATAGGCACACCTAAAGGCCATAATACCTTTTATGACATCTTTAGCAAAGCAGAGCAACAAGATAATTGGTATGTGAAAGTCCTACGAGCAAGTCAAACAGGGATATTACCTAGAGATGAGTTAGATGATGCTAGGTCTATGATGACAGAAGATCAGTATGAGGCTGAGTTCGAGTGTAACTTTGAGTCTGCTATCTTAGGTGCATATTATGGTAAAGAGATGCGTATGCTCACAGATCAAGGCAGAATTACTAATGTTGAGTATGATCCATTGTTTCCATGCCATAGTTCGTGGGACTTAGGGTATTCAGACGATACAGCGATCTTTTGGTTTCAAGCTGTGCATGGTGAGATACGAGTTTTAGACTATCACTCAAGTAATGGTGAGAACATTGATTACTATACAAACCTAATCAAGTCTAAAGAGAGAGAATATGGGTACAAATATGGTACTCATTGGCTACCTCACGATGCTAGAGCCAAGACTTTAAGTTCTGGTGGTAAGTCAGTAATCGAGCAAATAGCCACGAAAATACCTATAGAAACGCTTAAAATAGTACCTAATTTATCATTACAAGATGGAATACAAGCATCAAGGATGGCATTACAAAGGGCATGGTTTGACACTAAATGTCAAGAGGGTATAGAATGTCTAAGACAGTACCAAAGAGAATATGATGAGGACAAGAAAGTCTTTAGGGATAAACCTAGACACGATTGGACAAGTCATGGTGCAGATGCGTGGAGATACCTTTCTATTGCATATAGAGAAGAAGAAAAACCAATCTTGAAAGACCACTCAATCAAGGGGTTATATGTAGGACAAACAGATGTAACTTTGAATGAAATGTGGGCAGTATCGCCTAAACCTAGGAGTGGAAGAATATGAATCACGATTACACAGATTGGTACAATCGAATCCTATCTTACGAGAGAGCCTTTAAGAAGTGGGAAGGTAGAGCAGATAAGATATTAAAACGCTATCGTGACGATTCAAGAACACAAAACAATCCAAATGCTAGGTTTAACATTCTATACAGTAATGTCCAAACAATAACCCCAGCTATCTTTGCTCGACTTCCTAGACCTGATGTAACTAGACGATTTAAAGACAACGATCCGATAGGTCGAGTAGCTTGTACTATGCTTGAACGAGCATTGGAATACGAGTTAGAACACTATTCTGACTACAAAACTGCGATGGATAGTGCAGTCTTTGACAGAATGATTGGTGGTCGAGGTACTGCATGGGTACGCTATGAACCTCATATTGTTGCTGATGAACAAGGTTTACCTGAAGATGGTTTACAGATCACAGAAGATATAGATGA